TGAAAATAATATTAAAATATTGCCATTGCCTCCTAATGAGAGCAATGAATTTAGTACAATACCTAAGCTGTTTATCTATACGGTAAGAAAGGCCAGAGTGCCTAATACGATGGAAGAATAACCCAGTTCCATGCTGGTTGTGTTGTTGATACTAATCTTTCTCTTTCAACTTTGCCCCTTTTACGTTCAGTAGTTTGGGAAAGCTGCGATAAAAGCCATAATAATATCTCATCCTCAAGACGCGATATTTATATAGGTTTTGGAAGAAAGGTAGCTTATTTGGTTAATACCCGAATCGACGTTAGTCTTTTCAGTTAAATGTTACTCAACACGATACATACATACATACATACATTCAAATACATTCACACTACTCCTCCTCCATTGGCGCCCACTCGTCTTCCGAGTCACTATCTATAAGTCTTGTCTCTAGATAGTAGTCGTCCATGTTGATGGGGTCCTGGTCGTAGACGACTTCGATACGGGCAAACTCTTGCTTGTCTCTCATCTCTGCCTCCCACAAACGGTAGTTGAAGTCCACCACGATGTTATTATCCTTCAACTCTTGTGTCAGCTCCATTACGGCCAACTGTCCATGATGAGCAATCATGCCCATAGCTTGATCAATTCTTTGTTTAGCTATGGTCACGTCGCCCTCATTGACCTTTTTCTCCCACATGAGCTCACGATGAATTACGGTGAGCGGGAGAGGTGCAGCCATATAACCAGCTCTCTTCTCAAACGGTGACTTTAGAAAAGTCAAACTTTCCAAATCCTCAAAAGGATTGATGAGGGCTGATTTGTTAGCCGCGGTTACCTTCATTCCAATTAGTGCCGCTGTCTCAAAGACAGTGACTCGATTGAAGTATTCGAGTGTTTCATCAGAAGCAGCAAGAATGACATCGTCTCCATACGTTAGGAAACGAACATTGTCATCAAACTCCTTCATTGTGATGTCTAGTCCTCGAACGTCTCGTGCAATCATATACGAACAGTATATAAACCACACGTTTGTCATCGAATTGAAGATATCCGTGAGGGGGTTCCCTGAATTATTTCCTTGTGAAGTTTCACAGAGATAATCCCCCACAATGACTTCCGAT